AAGGAAACTTTCCCACATTTTCGTTGACATACGACCAGAATCGGTATATAAGTAACCATATACACCATAAAGGAAAATATTATGGAAACTCAAGTTCAAATTCAACAAACCGATGCCCGGACCAAGATGCTTCAGCGTGTTCTTAATCTGCGCATTCGAGCCGAAGACTCTGGCTCATCTGAGGCAGAAATGAATACTGCACTCACTATGGCCATGAAGCTGATGGATTCATACAATATTGAAGAAGCGGAACTCGCCATAGCAGAGGCCTCCGGCGAGATCAGGCTCGAAGTCGTGACCAAAGATGCCGCCACCAGTATTCTCAAAGGCAAGAAAAAGCTTCATAAAGTACTGTTTTGCCTTACAGGCATTGAAAAATTCACCGAGACGAAGTTTGTATATAGCCGCTGGAACGGTACTGTCACATTCACGGGCCATTGCCCTGATGTAGAACTTGCTGATTTTCTTGTTGCTGTTATCAAAGAGGCACTGGATCGTGAATACGACAACTACCGGCGCAATACCCTTGCTGTAGGGTATGGTGCAAAGAACAGTTTCCAGTCTGCCATGGCTTCGCGGGTAAATGAACGACTTAGGAATATGGCCGCCGAACGCGATGAAGAACGAGCCGAAAATAAAAAACAGGCAGAATTTAGAATGGTTGAAAATGCTGCAACTGCTTCATCTACTGCACTTGTTGTGTCCGAAATTGCTGAGCAAAAAGCAAAGGAAGTTATTGCAGAATTCCGCAAGGCCCATCCTAGGATTCGGTACACTAATACGTATTCCCGATCCAGTAATGGCACCGCACACGGTGCAGGCAAATCTGCTGGAGATCGCGTGAACCTCGGTCGGGCGATCACTCAAGGTTCTACCAAGCTCATCGCATAAGAGGTTGATATGCTTTATAAAGTAAATACACAAGGCTGGAAAGCCAATACAGCCTGGTGTGTGCCTTCTGTTATCTCATTCTTGACAGGAATCCCACTTATCCATTCACACTCTCGCGCAGCTTTTATACAGGATAAGAAACTGAAGGATGTAAAAGGTGTTTATACAGCAGAGGCGCTGTTAATGCTTAGGGAACAAGGTTATGCTGGTAGACGCGTCATTCTTTCAGATAGGTATGATACCGCACCTAAGCTTAAAAAATTCTTAAATGAAAGAACCGCATACGAGAAGTGTATGCCACTTATGATTGCAATCGAGGATAGCAAAGAGTTTTCACACATGATAACTGCCCATTATGGGTATATTGCAGATAATCATACAATGAAACCAGTGCCAATCAATACCTATATGTATTTAAATAAATATGTTACTGAAGCATGGGTAATTACAAAAGGATAAGATATGTTTAATGATCAGCAAAAAGATGCGCTTAAAGCGGTAGATAAATGGTTTAATGAGTATAATACCAGCAGGGGTAAAAAGAAGCAGGTATTCAAACTTTTTGGTTATGCAGGGTCGGGCAAGACTACACTAGCAAAACACTTTGCTGAAAATCTTGGTGATGATGAAGTAGCATTTGGGGCCTTTACTGGAAAAGCAGCACTTGTAATGCGAAAGAATGGTTGCATAGATGCTAGAACAATTCACAGCATGATCTACCTTGCTGATCAAGATGGTAAAACTGGTGAAGTTACTTTTCATCTTAATAAAAATTCAATGCTAAATAGTGTTAAACTTATTATTATTGATGAATGTTCAATGGTAGATGAAGAACTTGCTAAAGATCTATTGTATTTCAAAAAACCAATTCTAGTATTAGGTGACCCAGGCCAGCTTCCGCCTGTAAAAGGAACTGGCTATTTTACATCTGGTAAGCCAGATATGATGCTCACAGAAATCCATAGGCAGGCAAAAGACAATCCTATTATCTATCTTGCCACACAAGCACGCAATGGAATTACGCCTGATCTTGGTGAATATGAGGAAAGCAGAGTAATTGAAAAGATGTCCTCTAAGGATGTATTAGAAGCAGATCAAGTACTTGTAGGTAGAAATGTTACTAGACATGATATGAACAGTAAAATGCGCCGAATGTTAAAGCTCGATCCAGATAATCCTGTGGTCGGTGATAAACTAATTTGTTTACAAAATGATAAGGACCTAGCTATTTTTAATGGTGGCATCTTCAATATCGAGCAAATACTGACTTCTAAATGCAAGACAAACTTTCTGCATATGAGGCTAGAATCACAAGACGAGGATAGAGCTCCAGTTATGGTCAAGGTGCACAAGAGCTTCTTTTTGGATGATGTTGGCGCGCCTGAATGGAAGACACTCAAGGGGTCTCAGCAATTTGATTGGGCTTACAGCATTTCAGTACACAAGGCTCAGGGCTCGCAATGGCAGAATGTTACAATCCTGGATGAATCCTGGTGCTTTAGAGAAGACCGGTGGAAATGGCTTTATACTTCACTCACGAGAGCAAGTGAAAAGGTTACATTGGTACGGAATTAAATCAGCAAATATATTAAGCCTCTAATAATTAAAAAGATTGACATTTGCGCCGATTCGGTATAATATGTAACTATACTAAAATATGGATAATGATGATGAACATGCGGGTTTTACTTAATACCAAAATCAAAGATGACGATGGCAACATTTATCTTATACTCGATGAGCGTCTTTCCATAAATCAAAATTCACATTCACAGAAAAGTAATCTTGATTATCTATGCCAAGATATCGGTAGGGGCATAAAAAGATGGGTCCAATATTCTACTATGAATGAGATGTATAAAGAAGGAAAGTTAAATCACTATGAGTAGAGATATTTGGGTTATTTCAGATACGCATCTAGGGCATGAAAATATGCTAAAGTTTAAAAATAGAAATACCGATAAACTTGTGCGCGGTGATCAGTTTGATAATGTCGACCAAATGGACGACTATATGCTAGAAAAATGGAACTCAGTAGTTAAACAAGGTGATATTGTTTATCATCTTGGAGATGTGTTCATGGGTTCTAAAGAACGATTTACGAGTAATTGGCCAAAGTTTAAAGGCAGTAAACGGCTCATTGTGGGAAATCATGACGACATTAAGTTTTTGAGTTCTGGTGGGTTCTTTAAAAAAGTACAAATGTGGCGTATGTTTCCAGAATTTGGCTTGTTGTTAAGTCATGTGCCACTACATGAAAGTTCATTGTGGCGTGGCAAAGATGATGTCAAACAAATAAGAAATGTACACGGACATATCCACGAAAACCCTTCACCTGATGGGCCTTATAAATGCGTTTGCGTCGAACAAATCGACTACACGCCAGTAAACATTGAAGAATTGAGGATACTATGATCTTAGTAATTAGACACATACAAGAACGCAATGAATATGATGGCAGGGGCAATTTAACTTCAGAGAAAGGTACAGTATGGGCATCTCACGGAATCAATGTTAATACTGGTGGTAATGTAATGTTACCTTCGGAAGAGTGGGAACGCTTTAAACACCAATGTATCTATATGGATGGAGAATGGTATCTAAAATGAAAAAAGCACTACTATATATCGGAAGTTTCATCGTGTCTTGGGTTATATCATTTACAGTGATAGCACATTTCTTAGGCCTGCTAGTATTGATCGTAATGTTTATTGTGCGGTCATGGCCTGTGGCAAGCCCATTTACTTGGGTATATTTAGATTAATATCAGGTATTGCAACAATTTTTTCAATTATATGGTCCTTTTCGAAGGAAAATAAACAATTCGTAAATGACACATTAGAAGGTAAAGTTTAAATGGCTACAGCTAAACAATATGCAAAATGGTGTATGATGCTAATAGACGGAGATGAAGACATCATTGATGAAATCTTAGCAGAAATGTTTGTCGATGGCTTCATTGATGAAGATGATGATGATGAATGGGATGATGATGAAGATTGAGCATATTATCAAGAAAATTATTCGTGTTATTATCAAGATTCCGGTTACACCGCTTGTTGTATTTGCGGGGTTACTTATATATTTTATTATGTCTATGTGCCAAGTGCACGACTGGCTCTATGACAAAGGCGATGAACAAAGTAGAACTAACGATGCAAGCGATAAAGCAACTGGTATTGCTATTATAAAAGAGTGGTTCACAACATTTTAAAGTAGTTGACAGTTATTCCGAATCGGTATATAGTAGTAATATAAGGAGACATTCACTTGATTAAAAAGAGAAGAAAACCTCGCAGTGATTGCAACTATATCATATACGAAATGGTGGATAATAACGGTAACAGTTATATTGGCCTAACACGTAAAACACAATCAACTGCCTTAAAATCAGTAAAAATTAGGTGGCAGAAACATCTATCCCGAGCAAAAAATCAATGTCCTGAATGGACATTATATCGGCATCTAAAGAAAGGTGCCATTTACCATGCGTGGTCGCATAATATAATTGCAGTAGTCAGAGGTCGCAAAGATGCATATGCACTTGAACGCAATCTTATTATTGAACACAAACCAAACCTGAACGATCAGTATATAAAGGAAATCAAACTAGCATGAATATTATCGACATTATCAACGAACTGAATGTTGAAAACGGCTCAAACTATAAACTTTCTATTCTTAAGAAGTATACAGACAATCTGCTTCTTAAGCGCATCTTGCAAATGACACAAGACCGTGTAAAGTACACATATGGGCTGTCCATGAAACGCTGGAACCAAGGTGCGGCTAAGGATGAAATTTTCAGTGACACAAACACTGTTAAATACGGCCTTGTAGAAGTTCTAGATTTTATGAGCAATAAACTTGCTACACGTGAAGTAACAGGTAATGCAGCAATTGAACAGATGCACGAATACCTCTTGGGTCTGTCACCAGATGATACACTTATTGTAACACGAGTACTTAACCGTGACTTACGAGTCAATATGGGTAGAACACAAGTAAACAAAGTATTTGCTAATCTTATTCAAAAACCCGTCTACATGAGATGTGGTCTATATAATGAAAAATCTGCCAAAAAGATCAATATCACGGATGCTATTGTTCAACTAAAAGCTGACGGGACATACCGTGAATTCGTAGTAGATAACGAAACTGTATCTTCTGCTTCTAGATCAGGTGAGGAATATGCTTATCCTGTGCATTTTGAGCTAATGAAGGACTTCCCTAACGGACATTACTTTGGTGAGCTGACTGTCCTAGGCGCTGATGGGATTCCTATGAACCGTGCCGAAGGTAATGGACTGATCAACAGTCTAAACCCACCTCATGGTCAGATCATGTTTGAAGCATGGGACTATGTAACACCAGAGGAATATGCAGCGGCAGCTTCAAAGAAAAAATGCACTACACCTTATGATGAACGACTTGCTAAATTGTGTGAGATCTTGGGTAATTTGAATAATAAACAAATCCAAGTAATCGAAACTCATACTGTTAACTCGTTATCAGAGGCATTGCAGCATTGTTCGAATTGGATGAACGCTGGGCTCGAGGGTGCAATCCTAAAGGATGCTAAATCAGTATTCCGTGATGGTACTAACCCACAGCAGCTAAAGTTAAAGCTTGAGATTGATCTTGATCTGCGAATTGTAGGGTTTCAAGAAGGCACCCCAGGTACTGTACGAGAACATACATTTGGTGCTATCGTGTTTGAGTCTGATGATGGCATGATTAAAGGTCGGACTTCCGGTTTTTCAGATGCTCAACTAGCTGATTTTAATGGTCGCAGAGAAGAGATGATCGGTAAAATTATTACTGTGCAGTGCAATGATCTTACCAAAGGTCGCAACAATGATCATTATGCATTATCACACCCACGGTTTATTGAAGTGCGCGATGATAAAACTGAAACTGATACACTAGAACGTGCGCTAGAGATCAAGAAAATGGCAATGGATTTAGGTTAGATGAAAAACAAAATGACAAATAAATACAAACTGTTCTGGGAATTGCTAGAACTGCCTCATGCAACACTTGTAGTAGATAATGACAGTTGTTATATTACATATAATGAGGATGAAGAAGGTAACTGTGAATCAGAGTCATTTGATTTTAGGCCGGAAGAACTTGCTTTTATATTTGGTGAAAAGCTGGATGTTAAGATGGAGATGTGCTGATGAACATAGATAATGAAACATTTCAAGAAATTATGTGGGGCGATCACGATGATTTTGAATCGGTAACAGACACTACAATTGAGGATCAAGTACGTTGGTCAGTCTATAAGTCTTGCGTATATAAACAGAAATCTACAGGCAATTTCTTTCAAGCATACTGGGGTGAAGGTGCTACTGAAAATCAAGAAGGGCAGGATGAATACTGGTCATTTACTGAGGTTGAACCATATGAAGTAACTGTCGTGAAATATAGCGGTGTTAAAGATGGATTGCAGTTTGAAGGGAGTATATGATGAGTAAAAATGAATACATGGATTTTTGTTCTCGTAAAGGTAAATTTGTTATAGACCGCAATCTGATTATTGACGACTACAAAAGTGTTGTGGCCATTCTAAGTACGGTTCTTGTGATTAGAGCAGAAAATGATTTTATGACTGACACCATTACATATTGGGCTTACTCAGAACATTTTACTAAAATCCCCGAAGGTATTGATGCGCCTGAGTATGAAGCAATCATAACAAGCCACGAAAGTGAAACAAAAACTTTGTCTTGGAGTGTGCATTGGAGGAAAAAAGGATGAGAGATAGAATGAGAGAACCGCTTCATACATTGATTTGGAAGGCTAGCATCGGATACAACGACAGCCGGAGTCAAGTTGATCCAAAAGTTCTGGAAAAGTTTGCTGAATTGATTATTCAAGAATGTAGACATGTGATCACAGATTTTGATGGTGTTGAAGATTATGAGTATTCTATGAACCCAAGGTCAGTCCGACGTGACTGTGATTGTGAAATAAGAGACCATTTTGGATTAGAAGAATGAGTAGTAATGTAATGAGCACGGGAATTATGGCTCCGCTTAACCGCAAGATAACCGACACAGAGCGCGAAGAGTGGGATGAGATTCTGTATGCTCAAGGAAGTAATGTAAGGTTGAACTACGAAGGTACTATGGCATATACGGATGATGTCTGTGACGAATATGGTATTTACTTTGACAAGATGTCTACCCTCGAACAGAAACAGTTTGATGATCTAAAGCAATTTGGTATACACATCATCGTGGAGCACTCTCGGCCATATCGCGAGTACTGGTACAATGGTGCTGACTCAGATCACGATATGATGACACTTGAAGAATTCCTAGTTATTACAAAACAAAATAGTTGACACTTGCGCCGAATCGGTATACTATAATATTAGGAAACAAAAAGGAATTACATAATGTATATTAATCATTCACCTATGATTGACACTGGTAAAGTAGAAAAACTTTATTCTGAAAAGGATGGAGTTCCCGTAAAGTATGTCTGTACAAGTGCTGTAAATAATGGCACGCGTGCATTGGATATATTCTATCGTGAAACACCGCACCCTGACTTTGGTAATCGTTACTTTGGCTTGTACTATACCACTGGAAGTTGGGTTATAGATGATCCAGTTCGATTTGATGATATGCAGTTGATGATTACTAACGCGGACTCTATTGAGGGTCTGGAGTTTGGCATGATTGAAGGCGCAGACGGCTGGGAATATAGCCAACACCGACACGATTACCGTGTAGTAGGTAAATGTGCAATTGACGGTGGTCGTGCATATGTTAAACGCGGCGGTGACATGAGTGCGCCTTGTAAATACATGACTGTAAAAGATGGCAAATTCTTAGAAATGGAATACCAAAATGGCTGATCTCCTAATACATAATTTGAGAAACAGCAAAGGATGGCCTACATTAGGCATCGCCGCTGCTGATCGCATTGAGGGACTATAGGCTAAAGTAAAAACTCTAGAAAAAGGTCTTGAAGCCTATCAACGGGAACGTGATAGGTTTAAACACAGCATCCCAGAAATGAGTGGTGCTTTTTTCTTATCGGGCGGGCACGGTGAAAAAGACAACAATCAAATGCCTGAGTTCATAGAAATATGTCCGGCATATGGCTGTGCTTGGGTTAAGATTTATCAAGCAACCGGTAATACTATTAGCTATGAGGGATCATAGTTGAAGTTTATTAGGAGTAAATAATGGAATTTAATTATGTAAAGGTTGGGGCCCACATGGTATATCTAACGTGCTCAGAGTGCGGAACTACTCTACATCACAAAGAAGGTGGTTTTTCAACATCTCCACCTAGAGCTTGGTATGAATGTGTAAATGGCCACAGAGAAATGTATCAAGACGGATATCCTAAAATTAAATATGTTGGAGTAAAAGAATGAATATTTTCATAGATTGTAAGTTTAATGAGTTTGGCGGAGACCTTATTTCCATGGCTCTGGTAGCAGATGACGGCAAAGAGTTCTATGGGGTATTAAATCTAGAGAACGATGAAAAGTATGGTTCTTGGGTGCAACTTAATGTTGTCCCATATCTAAACAAACAACCGATTACTAAACAACTGTTTCAGCAAAAGCTATGGGCTTTTATTAACCAATGGGAAGAAGTTCATATTATTGCTGATTGGCCTGATGATATCAAGTATTTCTGTATGTCGTTAATTACTGGACCAGGAGTATGTATTACTACACCTTTGAAACTAACAATGCAGATTGATAGAGAATTAACAACTAAATCAAGTACTATTTTACACAACGCGCTATCAGATGCTAAAGCTATTAAATACAGTTGGAAAAGTCGTAAAAATGAAATGTTTGGATATGGAGTAACCAATGAGTAAATGGAAACCTAGGAACAAATATGAAGTTTTGCCTGGTTTATTTGTGGGCTCTGAGATAGGTGATATTGATAGAGAACACAAACATCTAATGTGTAAAATGCTTAATGGTGATGAAACAGTAAAGCCTCACATGAAAGAGCTGCGCCGGCAAAAGTTAGAACTCTTAAGATCAAAAAAGCTGAGGAACTTTGCTAGAATTTAAGGCTATACTTATTAATGGAGGAACTTATGTCCTCCATTTTAGTATCTTGTATAGTAACTTTACTTAATATAACATAAATTGGATTAAGCATCTAATCCATTATATGAATGATAATTCAATTATAACACATATCTAGATAATGTCAACAAAATAATGCATGCTAACTGAACTTTATTTGGTTGACACTTGATCCGAATCAGTATATATTAGTATTATAAAGGAAGGTTCAACATGACACATAAATTTCAAGTTATCACCGTAGAAAGTGAAAGTGGTTGGGGTCAGAAGCAAGAAAGACACCTGTTCGATACTTTTGAAGAAGCAAAAACATATCGCAATCATATCAATAGTTTTAACAAGCCACTAGAAAGGGGACAAGATGTCCCTGATTGGTATATGATTGCTGAAGATGAAATTCTCGTTGTTGAAGATCTGATTGATACTGCGACCTAATCAAAATAGTATACAATTAAGGATACTAATATGACCGACTTCAAATACAAAACCGTCCGATGCGAATGGCAAATCGTAATACAAGATGTTGATCAATATGGCAAATCTACACGTGACCGACGGCTTTTAGTATCTCATCCTTGCTATGAAGAAGCAAAAGCAGATATGTGGAGATATGGATATGAACATGAATTTGTAAAGGATCGCTGGATTCCATATGATGCTAATCATTCCTTCCAGATGCTAGAAATTCAATATCAAGAGGTAGAAGTAAAATGAAAAAGATGTATATTGCAGTTTTAGATACAGTGCCAGACTTTATGACTCCTACTTTGGTTGCACATAGTGTTCTTGGCGCACATATGAAGTTTTCCGAGTGGGTAGATGTTATTCATGACAGTGCTAACATCTACAAGTATCCAGAATACATGGACTGGCTAAGAAACAGTTTCAGAAAAGTAACTATTCGTGTTAATCAAAAAGAATTCGACAAAATTGCTGCGCTTTCTGATGTGTACTTGGGTCACGAGAATACTACACTAGACGGTGCTAAGAGCTGTGCAATTCCGTTGCCGATGTCAAACGAAGACCGTCCTAATGTACTCAAATTTGCCAAGACGTGGAAGCCGAAAAATGATCACTAATACAGATAAATTCCTATTCAGGACCCGTTTCAGATTACTTTCAAATTGGTATATTTTTGATATCGTTAATGTAGCAATGATAAACATGGTAATATTATCTAATAGCGACCCAGTTGTTGGTATGGGATTGCTATTTTTAGTATTTCCAATTATAGGCATGACACTGTTAATGAATGAATTAGTAGAAGATGATATTGAAAATTGAATTGATACAACAAATATATGTCAGTGATATAAATCAGTCAGTTGAAATGCGGGTTGACACTTGATCCGAATCAGTATATATTAATAATAGGAAAACCAAAGGAATACTATCATGCATAGCTACATTTATATTATTCTTGAAAAAGATAGCCGTACCGAAATTGTTGAAGCAATTCGTGCTTTTACCCACAGTGATGATGCTGATGCCTTTATTCTTAACTGCGAAAGCAAGGACGACTCCGGTTGGTACGGATATAAAAAGAATATCATCAAGCTAAATGGCGAACCTCTGGCAATTTACTGAAAGATACAAATAATGCAAGAACTAGGTTTTATCATATTTCTAATTGTGCTTTTATATATTTTACTAAAAGGAACAGTAAAGGTATTTTATAATTACTTCTGGCTTGCAATTCTAATGCTATTCCTACTATTTCCACTGCTATTGATATGGATTATAGTAGAAGGCTTAACAATTAACTCAAAGGACTAACATGACAAACTACGCATCATTCGATATCGAGCAACAGCTAAATGATATTATCGACCAGCGACATTTGCTATTTACGGCAACTTCAGACGAAGAACTAATTGAAGACCATCAAGATCATGGAGTCTTCACGCGTGATTTTTCACATCAAAACGGTAAAAACTTCCGCATGAAATGGCGAGTATACTACGGTACACCCGAAACAGTCCGGACTGTTTTTGAGCCAGCTGAGCAGTTCTAAAATGCAAAACTATTCATGTTTTATCCTAATCCTTATTGTAGACTTTACACACTAGGCAAAAGCACAGATGATATTTTGTCTAGGCCGGATGAATTATTCAACAGTTATATTAAGAAAAACTATGGCTATCT